GCCTCTACGACGCCGTCGAGGTTGTCGCGCGGGGTCGCTACAAGGAAATCGACCCGGGCGATTCGAAGGCGCAGACCCTCACCGAGGTCAAGTACACGATGCCGTGCGCTTACTACAAGCTGACCGTCAACGGTTCGATCGAGATCGAATACGACGCGCTCGCGAACATCCTCATCGTCGACGGTATCGACGTCCTCGCTGCCCAGCGCGCCGCGCTGGGTCAGTGGTAACCCACCCGTATTGACCGGGTGCCCGGCAACCCCGGGCGCCTTCATTCCTTCGCATTTTGGAGCCTTACATGAGCAGCAGCAAGACCGTCACCCTCGAAACCCCGATCAAGCGCGGCGAGCAGACCATCGAATCCATCAGCGTGCGCAAGCCGCAGGGCGGCGAGCTGCGCGGCGTATCGCTCGTGAACCTTCTGAACATGGACTACGGCGCGCTTGAGATCGTGCTGCCGCGTATCACCACGCCCGCCCTGGTCAAACAGGACGTGATCGCCATGGACCCGGCCGACCTGGTGCAGCTCGCCACGGAGGTGAGTGGTTTTTTGTTGACGAGGCAGGCGAAGGAAAGCTTCCCGATCGCGTAGAGGATTTGATGGCGGATATCGCCGTCGTCTTCCACTGGCCGCCCCAATCGATGGACCCAATGGGCGCGGCCGAACTGATGATGTGGCACGAACGCGCCGTTGCACGCAGCGGCGCCAAGGAGTGATATGGATCTCAAGCTCAACGTCCTGCTCGCTCTCGTGGAAAAGGCCACAGGGCCGCTGAAGTCCATCACGGGGCAGGCCACACAGTCGGCCAAGGCGCTGCGCGATACCCGCCAGCGCCTCAAGGATCTGGAGAAGACCCAGGGCGCCGTCAACGCGTTCCGAAACCTCTCTCGAGGCGGACGTGATCTGGCCCGCGACCTCAAGACCGCGCGCGATCGGGCGTCGGCCATGGGCAAGGCCATCGCCGACACAGGCATGGCGAGCCGGGCGCAGATCAAGGACTTCGCCGCCGCCCGGGCTGAAGTGAAGAAGACCGAGCGCGACTTCGCGTCCAACCAGGCGAAGCTAAAGGGCGTGCGCGAGCAGTTGAACGCTGCCGGCGTGTCGACGAAGAACCTTGCCGGCGCGGAGCGTCAGCTGCGCGGCGAGATCGCGTCGGTCAACGCCACGATGGCAACGCAGCAGCAGCGGATGTCCGGCATCAATCAGCAACAGCAGCGCATGGCCGCCGCTCGATCGCAGTTGCAACGCTCGCAGGGTGTCGGCGCCAACATGGCGATTGGCGGCGCGGCGGCGATGGCTACCGGCCACGCCGTGCTCGGCGCCGTGCGTCCCGGGCTGGACGAGGCCAAGGCCTTCCAGCAGCAAGTCGCCCAGCTTCGCTCGCAGGGCTTGGGCGACGATGCCGTGGCCGATGCGGTGAAGTTTGCCCGTAGCATGGACATCGTCGGTTCAAGCGCGACGGACAACCTCAAGCTGCTCAAGGAAGCTAACAGCGTCCTGCGCGACATGCACGAGTCCGAGCAGGTCACGCCTTACCTTGCCCGCATGAAGTTCGGCATCGAAGCGGTGATGGCCCAGAACGGCCACGGCGAAGGCCACGGCGAGAACGCCGAAGCCATGTTCATGGATCTGCTCAAGGTCGCCGAGCTCCGAGGCGCAGCGAAGAATCCGGAGAGCCTGAAACGCGTCCTCGATTACGCGACGCAGGCGTATGTGGCATCTGGCGGCCTGGTCAAGCCCGAAGATCTGCTCAACATGATCAAGACCGGCGGCGTCGCGGCGAAACAGCTGGATGACAAGACCTTCTTCTTCGGCCTTCTCCACACAATGCAGGAAATGGGCGGCCACCGTGCCGGTACCGGCCTCGCAACCGCGTACCAGAATTTTGCCGCCGGACGCACCACGCAGCAGGCGGCCGAGGAACTGGCGAGCCTCGGGCTTCTCAACAAGAACGCAGTGAAATACGGCAAGACCGGCCACGTCACGAAGCTGCTACCCGACGCACTCAAGGACGGCGACCTTTATCGGTCGAACCCCTACGAATTCCTGATGCAACGCATCGTGCCCAAGCTCAACCCGGGCGGCGCGCTGAACGACCAGCAGGTTGTCAGCAAGATCAATGCGCTCTTTTCGGGGCGCAAGGGCGGCGACTTGTTCGCCTCCCTGTACCTCGAACGCAACAACATCGCCAAGCACCTGGCCGCTGCGCCGAAGGCATACGGTGTCGACGCCCTCTACAAGGAAGCCGGCGGCACCGCTGGCGGCATGGAGATCGACCTCGAAGCTAAAAAGCGGGATCTGTATCGCGAGCTCGGCACCCAATTGTTGCCCGTCTACGTTGCTGGGCTGACGAAGCTCGTCGCGGTCGTCAAGCGCCTGACGGCGTGGGCCGAAGGCAATCCTCGCCTGGCGAAGGCACTGACGATTACGGCCGGTGGCTTCGGCGTGCTGGCCACGGCCGCTGGCGGCTTGATGATCGCCCTCGGCGGCCTGCTCTCCCAGTTCGCGCTGCTCCGCTTCGCCTTCAAGGCCACCGGCATTCGCCTCGCACTGGGCCGCGTCCTCGGCGCCGGGGCGGCGGCGGCCGGTAGCAGCGCTGCAGCTGCCGGAGGAACCGCGGCCGCAGGCGCCGCACAGGCCGGCCTCCTTGCTCGCCTAGGTTCGGGTGCCCGCATCGCTGCGCTTGCCGTGGCAGGCCTATCTGGGGCCACCCTGGCGGCCATCGCCGCCGTGCTCGCCCTGGTCGTCGTGACCGCCCTGGTGATCCGTAAATACTGGGAGCCGATCAAGGCCTGGTTCCAGGGCGTCGGCCAAGGCATCGGGGAAGGTATCGCCCCGGCCTTCGATCGCGTCAAGCAAGCCGTCGCCCCGCTCGCTCCAGCGTTCGCGTGGCTCGCCGAAGTCGCGGGAGACGTCTGGCGGTGGTTCATGCAGTTGATCGAGCCAGTCAAGGCGACGTCGCAGCAGTTGGACGGAGCTCGGGCCAGCGGTGCGTCGTTCGGCAATGTCATCGGCGCGGCACTCGGCGTCCTGGTCGATGGGTTGACCTACGGTGTGCGCATGTTTATCGGACTGGGCGAAGCCATCGGCAACGCCGCTGGCTGGGTCGTCGTGACGTGGGGCCAGATCGGCGAGTTCTTCACCGGCCTCTGGCATGGGATTCAGGACGGCGCTACAACGGCCATGGATTGGATCCACGAGAAGATCGAACGCGTTCGCGGCGTGATCGAGCGGCTATACGCCATGTGGCAGCGGATCACCGGACAGGCCGGCGCCGGTGCCGGCGAGCCGCTGGATTGGATCATGCCCGGGGATAGCGATAAGGCCCGGCGGATCTCCGACTCAATCGCTCGAAACCCGATGGGCGCGAAGCCTGGTGCCGACGCGTCGATCGTTACACCTCGCGCGATCGCAGCCGGTGCCGGCGGCGACACGTATCACGTCCAGGTCGACGCGCGCGGCATGAGCCCGCAGGAAGCACAGCAAGCCATCAACAACGCCCTGCGCGATCACCAGCGCAGCACCGAGGCGAAGAAGCGCTCGGCATACTCGGACGAGGATTGACCATGACCCACATGCTGGCCCTCGGGCCGTTCGCCTTTGGGATGTCGACCGCTGCATACGACAAGTTGCAGCGCTCGATGCAGTTCAAGCACGCGGCAGCAGTACGCGTTGGGCAGCGAGACGCCTATCAGAAGCTGGGCCCCGGCGAGGAATCCATCACCATATCGGGCGTCGTCGCGCCAGAAGTGACTGGATCGCTGTCGTCGATCACCGAGCTTGAAGATATGGGCCGTGGCGGCGAAGCGTACGTGCTCGTCGACGGCGCGGGTTACGTCTACGGCGTGTACCACATCGATAGCCTGCAAACGGACCAGTCCGATCACGTTGGGGACGGTACCCCGCGCCGCGTGGGCTTCTCCCTGACGCTCACACGCGACGACAGCCTCCCGGCCGATCAGGACAGCAAAAAGCCGGAGAAGGCCGCGTAATGGACGCAACACCCATTCTCCAGGCGACGTGCAAGATCGTCCTCGGCGGTAAGGATGTCACCGACCGCATCCGCCCCCGGCTGTCTGAACTCACCATCACGACAAGCCGCGCAGGCCACGCCGACGAGCTCACGCTACGCATTGACGATACCGATGGAAAGGTCGCGTTGCCGACCAAGGGCGTCGAACTACAGGTCATGATCGGCTACGAAGGCAAGGGCGTGCAGCTACAGGGCAGCTACACCATCGACGAAGTCGAGCACGCGGGAACGCCGGACATGATCACCGTGACTGGGCGAAGCGCGAAGCTAGCCACGGGAATCAACACCAGGAAGGAACGCAGCTGGAGCAACACGACGGTAGGCCACGTCGTGAACGTCATTGCCGGCGAGAACGGTTTGACGCCGCGCGTGTCGCCCAAGCTAGCGGCGATCGAAGTCACGCAGATCGACCAGACCGAGAGCGACATCGCCCTCCTAAAGCGTATCGGCAGCATGTGGGATGCGGTCGCGACCGTGAAGTCGGGGAACCTGATCTTCGGTCCCATCGGGCAGGCCTCCACCGTGAGCGGCAAGGCGCTTACGAAGCTACGGATCGTGCGGCGAAAGGGCAATTCCGGCGACAGGCACCGATTTCACGAAGCCGAGCGGAACGCGTACACAGGCGTGCGCGCCAAGTGGCATGACGTCGATGCCGCCGCCGGGAAAACGACCCTGTCCGGAAAAGCAGGCCACATCAAGGTTCTGCGCGGAGACTACGCAAACGAGGAAGACGCTAAGCGCGCCGCGTCCGCTGAAATGGCGCGTATCAAACGTGGTGCCGCTACCTTCGAGCTGGACCTTGCGACCGGGCGCGGCGACGCGTTGCCCGAGTGCCCGGTTGAGCTCTCCGGGTGGAAGCCGGAGATCGACGGTATCGACTGGATCATCGAGAAGGCCACGCACAGGCTGGCCGGCGACGGCGGCTG